GTGGCTTGTGTAATTGCGCTCTTGATTGAATAAGTATCATTTTCAAGTGCTAGTCTGTCGTTGATCGAATAAAACAAATCAATCTGCAACTCTATTGTAACTGTTTCCCGGCCATTACGAGCTGTTAGCTGGTCATCATCCATGTGAGAACCTAACACAAGGAATGGCTCTGGGGTATCAGACTCAGGTAACAGATTATACACAGGTATAGTGCCTGATTTTAGTTTGCTGAAAATATTAATCAACAGTTGTGCCATCGGTGAGTTATCGCTCATCTAAGCCCTCCCTTCAACAAATTCTGCAATTTTTGATAGAAAAATAATTCTTCTTGTTTCATCGCTGGGTTCATGAATGGGTGTGGTGACATTCTGCGTGTTCCCATTTCTAGAAAAATAGAATAGCTAGCACTTGAATCAATATCTGCACTCATATCACCCGTTTTTTGTGCTGCGATGTGCTGTTTCAAATAACCGGTATCAACAGGTGCCATTGTCTTAGCGCGCGTCTCAACTCTCAAAGCTGTGTTCATAACAATATTGTCAGCTTCACGTCTGATTTTTTCTGGTTGACTATTGAATTGTTTGATTAGATCATCTGCACCATCGAATTGGATTGTCATTCTAGACATGCTACACCCCTTGAATGATAACTACCGTGTTCCCACGTGTGTTTGGTATCGCTTGTGGTTTACGTTGCACACCATCTATTAATACATAGTCAATCTTGCCAACTTTGTTTTTAAAGTGAATGGCCACCGCAGTTGAGTCATACTTTCCAAACACATTCATGTTAGTGTACTGATTTACGCCAGTAATACGACATGGCAACCAGTCAGACAGCACTTGTTTTTTGACTGGACCCAATGGCCCGTTAGTTTCAACGGTCGTCATAATTTTAACGCGATCACTGTATCTCATATGAACCTCGTAATACCGTTACCACCTTTTTTGGCACGATATTTTCTCAAGTAATCTGCATAATCAGCAACATCATCATCACTCCACGTTGCAGACACATCACTCTCGCTAGATGACCTCTTACCCTCATCCCCGATGCGATTAAAACGCCGAACTGTAATCTCACGTAATAACCAAGATATTTCAGTAGGATAACTAACCAGATTATTGCCATCTTGATTGATGTAACTCAACAATCGTGCTTGGTTATCTTCCAACAACAGATTTAACAAATCGTCTTGCTTTACGTCACTTATTGATAACAGGACTTTAATTTTATTTAAATTTTCATCTGCCATAGATCCTCCTAACAGGCTTCACACCCCGTTCGAGTGGTTACGCCACTGTTCGTTCCGTTATTGTCCACCAGCGCCTTTAATTGAAACAGAAACGCCATCTTTCTTGTTCTTCTTGATGAATAAATCATGATACAAGCGATTTTGGTATAAATACCCGTCACCCTCTGTGTGTTCACCAGGTTGGAACAAATAAACTGAGTTTTCTTTGACAACCGGTATCGTCGCTTGTGTAGCAACCAAGATAAAGTTAATATCATTTGCACCAGCTTTTGGCTTGAAACCGTCTGAGAAGTCGAACGCGTCTTTGAAACGGGCATCGTCCCACACTTCAATCAGTGTCACGCCGTCAATAGATGTCACACGTGATTCCAACGCTGTCATGCCAACGTTTTGGTTAGTGATTGAACGCGTGAATTCTTTTGATCGTTCCAAGAAGTCCATTACTTCCGATGACACAAATCCGATAATGTTTTGTGCCCCGTATTTACGAATTGGAAGCAAAGCCGCCTTTATTTGTGAGTAAACATTATCAACTGTTAATGTTTCAGTAGTTGAGTGCCCTGCACCCTTTGCTAATGTAGCGAAACGGTAGGCATCAATTTCTGGTTGCACGTTTTCTTCAATGAATACCTTAGTGATATTTCCAGCAGCCAAATCTTGGTTTGTTTCATCAACATCTTGACTGTCTACAAAAAATTCAATATCACGGTCTTGACCCATAGTGTAAACTGTCTTATCGTTTGAAACCGATCCAGAGTTGTAACCTTTACCACGTCCGTGTGGTTTCAATCCTGATGTTGAGATACTTGTCAACGTAAACGATTTTCCACCGTTGACTAACGTCACATCTGGTACACCCAATGCTGATGTAATCAAACCTTGTGTAATTTTTTGGTCGAATACTCCCGCATCCTTTATTACATAGTTATATGCCATAATTTATATTCTCCTATTTAATTCCGAGTGCCTGTGCCATTGCACTACCAACACCTGCATTTTGTCCTGATTTCGGTTCACTGCCCTTCAAACGTTCATTAACTGTTGCTTCAACATGCTTGTTAACGAGGTCATTCAGCGTATTGATGTTGTTCTTGGTTATTTCAGCATTATCAGACAAGACCATGTCAACCATTGTGTCTGGCAAGCCTACTTCTTCGAGTTGATGTTTTGCTTCATAACGATATTCACGCATATTAAGCTCTTGTTCGCGCTTATTAAACGCTTCAGTTTTTGCCTTATCTTCCGCTTCCTTGCGGTCCGCAGCACTCATTTTAGCAAGTTGCTCTGCCTTAGTGATAGCTTCCTGTTTTTCTTCATCCCACTTAGACTTCGCCGTTTCCAACGCTTTAGCCGACCGCTTGTCAATCAACGAATCTAGTTCACTTTGCGTAAACGTCAACTTTTCATCTTGTGTTTCCACTTCTTGGTCTTGTACTTCTGTTTCTGCTTCATCAGCCATAATTTATCCTTTCTTAGCCCATACACAACTTGTATCGTATATATTTGCCCCATGCACGATTAAAACCCACACACGGCACGATATTGTCCCATATACACATGCCTAGTTTATTGACTTGCGACAGGTCAAAATAAAAACACCAACGTTTCCGTCAGTGCTACTACTTAATTTCGATTCTTAATTTGAATGCGTTTAATTTTTCTATTGACGCCTTTAATCGCTCGACATCTTCTTTGACTTGATTTGTCAGTCGTTCGAGTTCATCAAAATTTTTAACCTCAAAAGATACTTCGGTATCTGCCATTATCTTCTCCTTAATCCCAACTTGGTAGATCGTCTACCGTGTCCGGATCTAAATACTTATTAAATTTTGTCAACTCGTCATCAGACGGCACAATTGTACTACGGCAGTTCGGGTGCATTGATGGTGCATTAGTCCCAGGCGAAAAGTCATTCATCTTAAATACTTCACCGTTTAGGCTGCGACATACACTCGATGTGCGATTATCCATAACTGCCACGAACTCGTATGATTCAACACCATAACTCTCATACCGTTTAGCAGTTGTTGCATTAGCTACGTATGTACTTTCTGTGCGAACTAACCGTTCTGTGTTGGGTTTAGTTCCGCCAAATACGTCACGCAAATTCTTAGCAGTAACTCTTGGATTGCTACCGTTAATTGAAGCCTTAACTAACACGTCTTTCAATTTATTAGCCAGTACATCGTTATCACGCCAGATACGATGTGAATAATTGGCCCCACTCCATTCAAATGACAAGATACTGTCAATTTCAGCGTTGTTTAACGTCTTAATTGCATTTCCAACTGCTAGTGCGCCGTAAATATAAGCACTCTCTTTGGCTAGATATTCAGTAAATGAACCAACTTGCTGATTGCTTGCCTGTAAAATACGGAAATCAATCTCCAGTTTTAACAACTCTAATCGACTTATTTTAGATGTCATATACTGTGCATTCAAACGCTTTAACAACTCTGGATTGTCTTTATTAGACATACGATAATCGTTTGCCCGTTTCACATAGTCGCTTAAATCAGTCTTTCTAATGCGCTTGTGTGCATCAACGTAAGACAATGTGTTATTGTCAGCATACCGCTCATAAAATTCATCAATCTTAATAGCAACATCTTGTGAAGCAGATTGATATTCTTTGAGTACAACGTCCGTTAAATCTTTATCCTTAACGTCCAATAAGTCCATGATGCCTTGCGTACGTTTCTGCCAATAATCACTCATCTGTCTTACCATCATCAGGTGCTAACTTTTGATATCCTGTTTGTGCTTGAAAATTATCAATACCAGCCTGCTTTTCGTCAGCTAACCGTTTCATTTCATCATCAGCATCAACTCCCGTAAATGTCGATAATAGCGTGAACAAAGTTTCGTCACTAACAACGCCAAACAAATTCTTTAATTCAGCCAACCGTTCTTCATCAGATGTCG